AATGAACCTCACTGATTTTGCAGCTTTGATTGGCTTCGCCTGCGGTTTGATCGTAGGCGGGGCTATCGTATTTTTTACTTTGTCTATTTTGTGGTACAGTTAAAATGATAGAAACAGCATTAATGTGTCTTGCTTTGAATATTTATTTTGAGGCAAGATCTGAGCCCATCCAAGGGCAAATAGCAATAGCAGAGGTCACTCTTAACAGAGTGGCTTCCCCCAATTACCCCGACACAGTGTGTGAAGTAGTCTTGCAAGAAAACAGTAAGACTTGTCAGTTCAGTTGGTGGTGCGACGGAAAGTCCGACCAACCAAAAGAACATAAATCTCTGTTAACCTCTAAAGCTCTTGCTGAATTAATGTTGACAAAGGGTGAGCATATTACTGTCCTCGGTGATACAGTCACTCATTATCACAATAACGATGTCCACCCATATTGGGCAGATCATTTGCGGGTGATAGGAAAGATTGGCAATCATATTTTCTATACGAAGAAAAAAGAGGATTCCCTAAGCCCCCGAGCTAGAACTAAAAAGATAAATTGATGCTTATCATTAACATTATCTTGCGGTAATGTAATTACATGGTGTGCAGTGTTGTTCGCAGATGCGCCTATGAAGTGTTCTGTGATCCTTTACCTTCATTGCATACCATACCACTCCAACGCTCTAGAAAGGAGCCATCATGGAACAGAAAGCTTTAAATGATACAAATGTTAATTATCTTATTGATAGTAATAGGGATCGGCAGTCTACTGAAGAACCCACGTTAGCAGGAACTCTTACTGCTGTTTGTGAGAACTTAGGGCAGACGCTACAGTTACTCGCAAACCAAGTTGAAAAGCTCAACGACCTACAAACTGACAACATTATCGACGATGCTGACGAGTTGTGGGACAAGCTACAGCCTAAAGTTGAAAGTCTTATAAAAGAAATTGTAAACGAAGCAGAAGTAGACATCGATGCTTATGTTGAGATTAACTCTGCTTCGTTGAGGGTGTAGCGATGGCGAAGTGGAAAGAAACACCCATAGTAAAGACTACTCATACTCTAGCCGAAGTGCGAACTACTATTAGTTCGTTACTTTCGGCTTCGGAGAGGGAGTTTAAGTTAGAGTTCAATGCTATTGGCGCTCAAACAAAAGACTTTGATGATAGTCGCAAGCTTGGGGTGGTCATATTCACCCTAGCTACAATCTGCTTTCAAAACCCTGAAGCTCTTAAACGCCTTGAAAAAAGGGTGGCAGACATCAATCGGCAAGTACACATTCTTGATGCTCGCCGAACAGTAGATGAAGGCAAGCGGAGGAAAATTACATGACCAATCCATTACTGACCTTTTATATTGAAGAACAAAACGAAGACTACTGCCCCATGTGTCAGCCATTAGGCGAACCGAAATACGGGACAACTAAAATGCACCGCAGTCTACCAACTCAAGTGCATTGGGTGCGAGCCGTAGCCAAGGACTTGCCAGAAGACAAAAAGTATGTCAAATTATGTTCAGATTGTTTGTATGATGCAAGCAAGTCTAAAGAAGTTGAAGCCATATTCAAGGATGATAAACCCTGGATTCCTGAACAGTCGGGGATGTTTTTTATCCGTAGTTTCAGAGGAGGAACACATGACCAAGAAAAAGAGAACACTACCTAGTGATGAGTTTGTGGCACGAATTCTTACGGATAAAGAAAAAGGTTTGACTGCAAAGCAAATACAGTCTTTCCACGGTATTACACCAAATCAGTATAAGTACATCGTGTACACGCTCGGCAAAAAGTTGAACAAGAGTGCTAATTTTAAGTCAATTAAATCTGCTCGATCGGTAGCCGTGAACGTAGTATCCGCGACAGGGGCTAGTGCCGAAGTCTGGAATCCAATGGAAAAAACAGTAGATTTTTTCTATCCCAAGAAAGAAAAGAAATCTTTTTGGAAAGTCCTTGTGTCAAAAATCTTTTTTTGGTACGGTAAAAAAGCATAGTCTCACCTCCCTGTCCTATGCTTCACTCTCTGTAAGCCCTCTGACTCCCCTTTCTGGTCAGGGGGTTTTTTTACATGATAAACGGACTTTGCTATATAGGACCAAATGATGGACAGGACTCATTTGTGTTTTAATGATTTGATAATATACAATATCTCACTATACACATATATTCAATGGGTTAGCATGGACTATGACTCTCTGATTCCGATATCTTGATCACAAAGGATCATTACATTCGTGTCCGCGCGATCTTAAATCAGGGCCATTTCAAAATGGCTACTTTTCTTTTCCCGTCCTATTAAGTAAAGTTGTCCCATCATAAAGAGAGAAAGGTCTTAAATGGCTCTGGCAAAAGCTACTCACAAACCGACTATTGATGTCGTCGCTAATCCTCGTGTAGAAAAAGGAATCACTCCGAAACAAGAAGAGTTTTGTAGAATCTACGTTTGCGAGGACATAAGCCAAACTGAGGCCGCTGTGCGAGCAGGATATTCTGTGAAATCTGCCCATGCCATTGCGTCCCAATTACTGAACGGACAACGGTATCCTCATGTTGTGCAAAGGATAGGCGAACTAAAAGGCGAGCTGTCTAAGAAATACGAAGTAAGTTTTGAAGGACACGTTAAAAAGTTAGCTGAGATACGTGACGCTGCCATGACTGGAGGAAACTTCGCCGCCGCCGTCGCAGCCGAAAAGTCTAGAGGACAAGCGGCAGGGATCTACATAGATCGTAAAGAAATCCTTCATGGACGCATTGACCAAATGGACAGAGACCAAGTTATGAAAGAGATACAGCGTTTGCAAAAAGAGTTCCCTGCACTCGCAGCAGTAGCCGACGGCAATATGATTATCGAAGGAACTGTGCAAAAGAAGATAACAAAAGACACTGCTTGACATTTACCTGTGCTATAGTATAGTATGACCACACAAATCGCAGAAAGGATTTAATGTGTTAGACTTACAAAACAAATGGACTCCTTGGACAGGTTGGTCCCAGTATGCCAACAAAGATCGTGATCCAACAAAAAACAAAACTGATGCAGTCTTGTTTGCTTTTGTTGATAATGTGCTAAAGCAAAATCTTGATCACCCAAACCCCATTGGCTACAATATAGAAGATAGCGGGTTGTTAGATTTAAACTTTAATACCCTCCATGAAATCCCAGACCTTACAGCAAAGTGTGAGTATTTTATCCCGACGTCTATAGTAGATGAAGTGATAGGAGATTGTTTTACCGTCCAGTTCTACCTTATCACCCACCGCTATTACAGACGCCTCGCTGTTATTAGTGTCAGCGATTATGGCAATCAACAGTATGTGTTGGGATAACAAAAGACTAAATGTCAGGGCTCTTTTAGTAGTCCCTGACATTTTCCTGTGCTACTGTAAAGTACGACAAATGTAACTAACCCGAGAAAGGGGTTTTGATATGGCTACCAAGTTTAGTGAGTGGACTAAAAAGTTAGGACAGCAACATTTTGCGATGGCTGATGGTACAGGCAGGACGCTTTGTGATATGCCAATGCTTGGCAATAACTACGCCCGAGATTACCACCAAGAAGACAAAACGCCTTGCACGACCTGTGCCGAGCGTGTTGACTTTATTGTAACAGGGGAGCTCGTAGACTGATGGACCCCAACTGTATTGATGAAACAAAAAGCACAGATCTAGAGCCTGATAATTGGCACGAGGATGACCACCACGGTGAATCCTTATCTGACCACTATTACGAAGATATTGAAAGTCGCACGGAGTACTGTAACCGCATGGGATTTGATATGTAATGGGAACAAAACCCGAATCACAGTTATGGTATAAACTCCGTGACGGAACCAAGGATCTAGGTGTGTTTTGGACACGCCTAGAATCATGGGCAAGTCCAGGTGTGCCGGACTTACACGGCATCGTCCAAGGTCATCCTTTTTGGTTAGAATTGAAGGTCCACAGGTTAAAGTCCCTAAAGTCTATAACCTTACGTCCTCACCAAATCGCGTGGCAAACAAGATATTCTATGAATGGCGGCTCGGTTTATAACTTGGTTCATCATCCTTCTTCCTCTACCCTAAATATATATGGTGGACAAAGAGCGATGCAGATAGCAGGAAACGGAGAATCATGGACCCCTGACTGGAGTTGCCCGACACCGTACGATTGGACGGGTATCATCAATCATATTCTATCATCAAATCAGACCCATCACAAGGAGAAGGATCTCTAATTTTGTCCCATGATAGAGGAAGAATGATTATGACAAA